TGTTGATAAGAAGTGTGGCTTCTTCATCACCGCCCATAAACAGCTGCACATAGCCTAGTGCTTGATTATAAGCCTCTGAAACATTGGACGATATTAGACTTAAAACACTATGCTGCGCCATTAACTCACCATCTACTTGAGTTGCTGTCTTGGCTTGACGATTACTTGAGGAGGATAGAAACATAGCCCCTAGCCCAATCATCATTTCAACTTTATCTACCATGGCTTCCCTTGCGAGGCTATTCGGCTTTGCTTGAGCAAAGTCAAACTTCTCACCAGATGGAACGCCCATTAACGTCCCAGAGCCAATAAACTGACCATTGTTTCTCAGGTCATCAAGAGTCTCTCCAGATATACCTGACATCCAAGGCTGGACTTGACCCACAACGAATACTGAATCTTCATAGATTGCTGAGTTGTTATAGTGTCCGGCATTGATCTTGGCTAGATCGTACATAGGAGCAAAATCAACTCGCGCAGTATTAGCCTCTGAGCCAACAAATACGAAAGGAATGCTTGTCAGTCTTTGGCCTTTACTATCCAGCGGTACGGATTCGCTGTAGATATAATATTTATCTGTGTCTTTGTTTAGCCGCCATTCTCTTTGGTAATAACCATCATTCTCTAAGCGCAGCTCAATGAATATAGGGACTTCATCAAATCCAAAGCCGTCTTCATGTAATTCTTGCTCTACTGAAGACAAAACAATTAGTACAGGCTTTATCTTTGAGCCTATCTTTCTAACTTGCCAGTTCACTATCTGCTCTGCTGAGAACCGCGTAACCGTTGCGGTAGTCTGGTTATCAACCATCTCTTGTCGTGAGACATCGCCATCAACACTTGGGAAGTCTACTAATAATCCCGCTCTTCCAACCCTTACAACATCTTTAAAAACTTCTTGAGCCTGTTGATAGATAGATATTCCTGCTCCATCAATATCGTATTTGATGTAATTCAAATCGTCAGGGACTATACACTTAGCTGGCTCACTGAAAGCCTTTCCCAGAAACCCTTGTGCTGTATACCCAGCAATCGCGTAGAAAACACTTCTATGAAAGAATTGCTTCCTGCGTTGAACAGCAGACATTGAGGCATCATGCGGGTTTATTTTGATTAAATATTTTGAGAGATTCTTGGCTTCGCAGATGTCATCTACGAGTTCCCATTTTGGGAGATGTAATTTGTATTTCGGGTGTTCGAAGTTAATCATAGCGACATACCTATATTCGTAACCACGACAGGTCTGCCCAGCGACCATTTGCGGTTGATAAAATAACCCGCCGCATCAACCCAGTCGTCTATAGCAGGATGTTCACTGAACTTTTCGGGTACGCCCTTCATATAACCTTGCGATTCTAACGCATCAGTTAAGTGTGGGCAGGTATCCGTATTAATTAGCCATCTGTCGTGCGATAGCAATCCATTGACTGCATTAATCCGGTCTCTGACCATTGGATTAGCATTAGGACAGTCAACAGAGTAACCGTGAGCGCGTATTATATCAATATCTGACCCAGTAGCGTTAGTGCTACCAGACTTCCCACTTGCGTCAGGATAAACTATTATTTTCCTGCCTGCCCTCTCATACTTAGAAAGTCTTGAACAAAAGTCTCTAGTATCGTGGCTAATAAACTCATCCACTGTAATAGGATTCTTGCCATCTATTACACTGACTATCGAACAGCAGCCGCCAATATTGAAATCAATACCAACGTATACATATCTGTCATCGTCAGTAAGTATGCGGTCTGTGTGGTGTTTCTCTCTCGCAAAGAAGTGATAAACCTTGTTAGCAGATAAGCTAACGAACTCCCCTTTCAAGAATAGATCGGCTAGAACTGGGTCGTAGTTATCTCTGATCTGTTGAATATAACCTTCAGGCAAGAAAGGATTAGATTCCGTAGGAGATTTGATTACAGTATAGCCATCTTGTAATGATTTCACCCATTTCTGATATACGAACCCGCTATATCCTTGGTCTGGAGTAGTGACGCACCCAATAGTATTGCCAGCAGGGTTAGCACACTTCTGGCGATTCCTTTCACTGATCTTTCTCCAAACTAATGCGGCTTTGTCTTTAGGAAGTGTATCCAGCTCGTCAACTATCGAGTGCGCTACCTCATAGGCCACAATTCGTTCAGGTCTATCGTATGACCTGAGTATCATTGTCCCATAGCCTTGAATCTCTACAGTGTATTCAGAGCGATTAGTTTTATAGCCTATACCTAGTTTCTCTAACTCTTCTTCAACTCCTGACAAAGCTCGTAATCTGAGAAGGTCATAAGTAGGCATATAGTATGCGCCATTGATGCTTGGGTCAGAGATCATCAAGCAGATTAATCTATAAATGCCAGCCATAGTCTTACCGCTACCTAGTCCACCAACTAGAGCAGGGTATTTAGATTCAGAGCATACAAACTCTTCTTGGGGTTCAGTCAGGCTTAACAGCACGAATGATCTGGATTACATTGTCTGTCGTTGTAGATATGGTTGTTGTGTCTTGCTCTTTCCATCCTGCTTGAGTCTTCAGGTAGAATATTGCCGCAGTTGTATTTCCATTCTGTGCTTGATTGACCAGATTACCCGCAACACTAGCAATAGCCTTGCTCTTCCCTTTTTTATAAGCGTCAGAAACCTCTGGCTGTCTTTCTTCAATAGCACGAAATGTAGTCTCAGATATTCCAAAGTAATCAGATAATTGAGCTTTTGTTAAAACTGACGCAAGTTTTCCAACTACAGTAATTTGATCTTCATCAAACTCTACTATTGGTCTTCCACCGCCTTCACCTTGATTTCCTGTTTTCATTAGGAATACGCCTTATTTCTATTAGTCTCTAGTGTGATATTCAAAACTCTCTTTAACTTTTGTTTTAAATGCTTTTAATGGGTAAAAAACCAAACTATTTCTATAGCCGTCTTCTTGTGTTGTGTGTATTGGTGTGACTCCATGCATATTTTTCCACGCAGGATAAACTAGCAAGGAGTTATTTTTGCTGTCTATTGTCGCGTCATAGTCTGGAATATGAAGGTTTCCACCTCTCGCGTTTCTTTTCTTAGTGATAATTACATTAGCGCAGCCTATCAAATTACCTGCATCCCTATGAAAAGGCGCAGATATATTGAAATTGCTAATGCTAGAAGTGAATAACTCAGAGAACCTGAATTGCTCTGGTACGCTTTCGCTTATTATTCTTTTCTGTTCTTCGTATAGGTCTGGAAGTATCTCTTTAATCAAGCCTTCTGCCTCTTTGCAAGCCAATAGCATTGCTTTTATAAAATTCCTAGCCGTAGGCACTTGGTGAACGCTAGATATAGCAGGATACGGACGCTTCATGTGTGGCTTTGGAGGGCAGCTACCTATAATTGTACTATATTGTTTTACTTCATTTTCTTTATTTGTCATTCCGCTAGAGCGTCTCATCTCGCTTTTTGGGACTCTGTTGCTTAGGAGCTCTGCGTTAGCTATGTTTACATAGGTTTTTAGTTTTGCTTTGATGTCGCGCATAAAAAAGCCTACAGGCTTACCGTCTTCATAAAATACACAGTCTTCAGTCACATTGGGTTCTTTGTCTCCGCAGAAATCTCCAATCTTTACTATATGCTCTACTTTGACTAGCTCTAGTTTTTTCATAGCATTCCTAAATTTCTTCTAGCCGCTAATATATTGTTATTACTGGCATTTAATTTTATATGTGTCCCTGTATCCCATCCGCTTTTTTCTGCGAACCGAATCAGAGGGTCATATTTTTTTACTAGATAAGCGCATTCTTGTTTTCTTCTTTGCTTTCTTGCCTCAGTGCTACCGTATCCTCCCGCTGTGTATCTAGAAAAATACGGGACACACCAATTCAAAACCAATACATTTCCATGTCTAACAAGGTTCTCTGCTGTCCAACAGACATCATCTATCATCTGCGCGTTTTCATCGAAGCTATAATTAGATTTTTTTATTAACCAGAACCTTCCGTCTGCGAGACCTCTATTTGTAAACTTTTTCCCTAAATTCATAGGGTTATCATGCAGGCCGAAACCTATAAGATGAATATTATTGTTTTCCGCTATTTCTATTAGCTTTGGAAAAAAAGAAAACATTTCTTTCAGGCTTATCTCATTTTTCAGCCTGTATTTGTTTTGATTCTGATTTGTGATTTCTATCCTTTGGGTCTTGCTCATTATAAACTGTTTTGGATAGGATTTGATTTTTTGAAAATCGTCACACATGAAAGCAGCCCATTCACCGTCTTCCATCATATCCAAAGCTGAATTTCGCTGATAAGCCAATCCTTTTCCGTTATTGGTTATAACTTCTTTGCCTTTTATAGTTTTTCCATCTGCAAACTTAGCTGAGTCTTCTTCGTTATGAACTAGAACATAGTGTTCTATATTGTTTTTATGAAGACTTATACTGGTAGTTGCAGAGTCGAATCTATTGTAAAAGAAAGTAAAAACCTTCACAGCTTATCTTTTTCTTTTCTAAGGTATTCCATCAGCATATATCCGACATACGCTCCCTGCTCTCTCCAAAACTTCACGAGAGATTGCGCTTCTTCGTAATGGTCTGGCTCAAATTCAATTTGTATAGCCTTTCTTACTCCAGAAGCCATATCGTCAAGCTGGCTATCAACTGACTCGCCATCTAAAGCAGAATAGTCTATATCTTCAAAATTCAATTCAGAGTCATCAAAACCTATAACGCTAATATCAAAATCTAAATCTTTTAAGAAGTCGATTTCGTTTTGGAGCATTTCAAAATCCCAATTAGAATTCAGAGCCAGCTTGTTGTCAGCAATGACATAAGCCTGTCTTTGAATATCTGTTAAGCCTTTGAGTGTAATAGTAGGGACTTCATCTATGCCTAGAACTTTAGCAGCTTCTACACGCCCGTGACCGGCTATAATCATGCCCTTTTCATCAATTAAGACAGGGTTAGTGAAGCCGAATTCAACTATAGAAGCTGTGATTTGATGAATCTGCGCCTCTGAATGAGTACGCGAGTTGTTGATATACGGAATTAGATTGTCCGTAGCAATGTATTGTATCTCTAACATAATCACCCCTAGTGATCTGGTTTAGCCTCTGGCTAGGGGTGAGTGTAACAATGTTTAAAATACTACGCTATTGAATTTTACATTTGGGGCTTTGGCACTTCATATCGTAAAATTCAAGTAATACGTATCCACATTTGCCACATTCTCTGCGGCCTGTATCGTATTCACTAGACCTAATTACTCGATTGCCATCTCTCCTATCTCCTTGATAGAAAACGTGTCCGGTCTTCTCAAGCTCGTTGGGTCGGCTAGTAATTGAGGATGCTTGAATATGAGTGTTGGCGCGTGTCATCTCTTTGGGAGTAATCCCGCTTTTGCCGGATAAGATTACTAGGTTAAGAACAAACTCGCGCATCTTTCCTGTCGGAGCTGTCTTTGCGGCATCCTTGGATGTTTGCGGGTCACTGGCTCTTGCTAATTTGTACGGTTCCTCATTATCAAATAAATCTTTCATATTGCTGCCCCTTTAATCTGAATAGAATATGTGTCTACCTATCTTGCGCGTAACATCTAGCCCTGCTGACCAGTACGGCTGCACATCATCACGATGGTAGAATACTGCCCCATCTGTAATATCAACCAATCTCAAATTTGCCCAGATAGCTATTGATAAGGCCAAGACATAAGCATCTTGGTCATTAATCGTTTCTAGTTTTCCATCGCACCAATAGCTAAAATGGCATTGGTTCCTGATGGGATGATCACCTATATACCTTGCTTGCTTTGTCACCTCGCAGGAGGTTGACGGAAACTTGTCAGACTGAACTCTATTGATAATGGTATTAGCTACTGCAAGCTGCCCCTCTAAAGACTCAGAACGAGCCTCAAAGTAGACAGCCATAGCTAGACAAGTGATTGACGCGATCATGAGCAGTGGTCAGCATTTAAGATGGATGATTCATAGCCCATGATAGTTTCGTAAGCTACCGCTCTGAGCTTTCTTATGATGAACATCTGTAAAGTTGCTGCTGTAGACACCCAAGCTTGGTCAGCCAAGCTATATATAAGAATATCAAACTTCTCGATCTCATCTTCTATAGCTACCTCTAATAAGTCGGGCTGAGTCTTTCTAAGCTGCCTCCAGACCATATCTAATATCAGGTCAGTTGGCTCAACCTTCTCGTCTTTAATCAGCTCTGGCATATTCTCAAGCAATATCTTTGTGATTTCTGCGCTCATTTGTCTTGTTCCTCTTTCAAAAAAGCATTTACAGTAAAAACATTGCCTTCTGTGTCTGTGAACCTATATTTAGTGATGGTAAATGGTCCACCGCTTGTATTAAGAACCTCAGTATTCATTTCTACTTTTAAAATGTCGTGAAGATTTATGCTGTTGAATGTTTTCATTTTATTTGCACCCCTTTTCATATGTATTTTTATAATCAGGCCAGCCTAGATCGCCATTTGATTGCTGAAACAATGTAACCATCTCGCAATATTCTTGATCTGCATCCTGCTCTAGCTCTGAATCACTGGCTGATACCAGTAGAATTGCGCCTAGTAAAAAAATAGTAATTAATAGAGGTCTCATGCGAGAGCCTCCGCTGTTTGCAATTGCTCAAGAATAAAATTGTCCAATGATTCGCTAAAGATAACCTTCCAATAAGAAGAAAACCCATCATCTTGTAAAGAGATTATCCGCTGGTGAGCTGTTAGATACTTACCATTTGTATAATATCTATAATCGGTATCTCCGTGAGCTTGATGACTGTGCGTAATCTGTGCGCCTTTGTTAGCAGCTATGAAAGACTCTAGTAGTGGACGTCTGTCCGTAGATGAGCGGTGCTTGGCGTTGCTTAGATACTGCGCTGCGCCTGATGGATAGCCATCGTGGTGAATATAAATACAGACATCTTCGCCTGCCATTGATGTGTTGCTGAATAGATAAGTTGCTCTTGTACTCATGTGCTGCCCCTTTTTAATGTTTAGCTATCTAGCCATTCTTCGTAAGTTTTAAGCGGCTGACCAGTGGTGAAATCGTTACCTTTACCATCATCAGCACAGGTTACATAAATTTCATACTCGTCAAGATTCTTGCCTCTAGCCTTTGTTTGCCAAAAATCGTTATATTCTAATTCCATAATATGCCCCTTTTTATAAGTAATGTTTTAATTTTGTTAAGTCATTTTATAATTATTTCAGTTTTATGTAAAGGTATTCTTGTCATTTAGGGTACGTCAAATACCATGATTAGACGTACCCTTGTAGACGGGGGAAACTAATTATTATCAATTAGTTCATCAAAGTTTAAAATCTTAACAATGGGTGCTTCTGACCATCCGCACTCTACTCTTGCCCCTGTATCTACTACCACTCCAGCAGATACGAGAGCCTCTAGCATTCCCTCGTTCTCTGTCCAGACTTTGATAGCTGTCTCATCTTCTTTAAGGTCTATGTTGCAGCAAGTAGAGGCTTTAGCTATTAACTCCCCGCCCTCTCTGCCTACAAGCACTAGAGCAGCTTGTCCGTTGGTATATCTAGTAACCTGCACGTTGCAATCCCAGTCCTTATATCTCATGGCTTTCATATCGAATCCTGTGCTTTAGTTATGTAGTCGGTGACAAGCTCTCTTATAACTCTGCCAAGCTCTCTGTCGGCAAGCTCTGAAGACTTTGAACCTCTGCACTCAACTGCCGCTAATAAAGCCTCTGTAAATATATCGCGATGATATACAGTGCTGGTGTGTTGTCCGTAGCATATAAGGGCTTCGCCACTAATTGCCTCGTGAAACAAATCACCATCTTTTTCAATCTCTCTGACTACAAGCTCTTGGATTTTAATATTAATATCGTCTTGATTGATTTCCATGTCTCTATCCCTTTTCTCTTGTTGAAATTCATAAGCATTTAGTGCTGCGGTATTTCCATCTAAGTTATCGTTCATTTTGCTTCCCCTTATGCCCCGAAGGGCGTGATTGGTTAGTATTTTCTGGCTTTCAATTCCATAGAGGCGTAGTGGTATTCATCCCAGTATTGCCCTGTCTTTGGATTTTCTATCTTCTCCCCTGCTTTAGCCGCTTCAGCCGCATCTTTTTGGATATACAAAAGGGATTCGATTGATAGTGTTTTGAAGCGGTTCATTGTGTCTGAGTGCCAGTTATTCATTTTGCTGCCCCTTATGCCCCCGAAGGGGCTGTGGTTGGTTTAGGCTGTTATTACTTCAACTTGAGCTGATGGGTTGATGCTAAGAAAGAGCTTCTTGCCTTTGACTTGAGCGGATATCCAATCATTTTTAATAAAGACCCTGCCCATAAAGATAAACTCTGTGCCGGCTTTAAGGTTTTTGTATTTAGCTTTGTTTGTCATTGCGCTGCCCCTTTGTGTTTTTAAGTAAGTAAGGTAACTTTACTTCTATTCTTACCCCTTGTAAAGACTTTTTTTACATATATATTGAATATATTGTCATTTAGTAGAAAACTCTAATGAAAACAATAGCTTAGGAAGGCAAAATAATTGAGTAAAATAGCTGGAAATTGGTAGAAATCAGGGAATATGACTTATTTTGTCAAATAAGTTTACATTCTGGGAAGGAAAGTATTTAATAAGTAAGTCGGTGGCGGTGGAACGCCTAAAGCCCGATATGCGGAGAAGCAGTAGATAAGGACACCCGACTGGGTCATCTTATCATCCCTCCTATATCTTCAGCAATCCACCTACCGACACTTAGCCAGTGGGCTTCAGGCCGAGGAAAAATTAAACCTCGGAGTCGGCGATACTTGTGAGCGAAAGAGCCTCAACCGTTAATGCTTAATACGGTTGAATAGATACCCTATTCGATACACTGGACTGAGTTAGCGTTATAGAAAATTCAGAAAGGGCGTGAAGCGCCTTTAAGGTTACTTTGTCTAAAATTTAAAGGGGTTTATATGAAACGAAGAAAATATCCCGAATCTTTTGAAAGATTATGGAAATCTTTTGATAGTGATTACGGTGAAAAGGGTAGCAAGATAAAAGCATTAGAAGTGTTTATAAAAATGGAGATTGATTCCGAAGATGTTGAATTCATTATTGAAAACTATACGAAACAACGTATGGCAAAAGAATTACAGCGTATAAAGAATGAATTTTCGTCTAACTTCCAACACGTTGAAAGGTACTTAATAAATGAGAGATTCGATGACGAAATCAGTATCAACAATTATCAGCAACAGCAACTCACAAAGTCAGAAAAGTCAGACAGCGCACTCAGGGAATATCTCATCGGAGACGATGGCGAAGGGATGGAGGATATTACAAGCAATGGGAAAGACCCATCACGAGGTCGGCTCAACTGAAATGGCTGTCTGGCATAGAAGTCTAACGAAAGACTTTACCGAAGAAGAATATATGAGCGGAATTAAAGCCGCTCAAGATCATACAGCTTTTATGGATTTGCCCAACTTCAGGCAGCTATGCCGATTAACTGTTAGTCATAAGTCGCACAAGTTATTCGCTCTTGAGAAGAAAGATAACTTATTAGGCAAAGATGAGGCGAGGAGGCGAATAGCTGAGATGCGGAAGAATCTAAACATTTAATTTACTTTAGTAAAAACTTATAATATAATTCACAAGATATTTAAAAAAAGGGAAAGCAAATGAAAACAAGTAATGAAATAAATGAACTGGCCGCAGCTCTGTCAAAAGCACAGGCTCAATTCACTCCTGTACAAAAAAAAGCAAAAGGGGTCCACAACAGTAGCTATGCCGAATTCATTGAATTCATAGAAATGGCAAAGCCGCATTTAGGTGAGCATGGATTATCCATTGTGCAATTTCCATTTAATGACGGTGGTCATGTCGGCATCATTAATAGATTAATGCACAGCAGCGGCCAGTGGATGGAGCATGACTTTGGTGTACCACCTTCAAAGCACGATACCCATGCCTATGGGTCGGCGATTACTTACACAAAACGATACTGTTACGGCTCTATTCTAGGAATTCCGACAACCGATGATGATGGTAATCTCTCAATGGGGCTAGATAACCCCTCTCAGAAGCCCTCACAGACGATCTCAGCAACGCAATTGAAAACCTTGATAGATATACTAGCTGGCAACTCAGACCTCGAGACGCGCATCTTAAAGGCTAATGCAGTGACATCCTTATCCGATGTTCCTAAGTCGCAATATTTAGCTATCTATACCCATCTGCAAAAGATGGCTGAGGTGAATACGTGATTATTGACGGCAGAAATAAATTCTTGGGGGTTGATGTGGATAGTTTGAGTGAAAAGATTATGGATATTATTGATTGTGATCAAGGCTCAGATGAATGGTTCGAAGCAAGAATGGGTATTCCTAGTGCTAGTAACTTTAGCCGAATCTGTACAACTACTGGCAAATGGTCTGCTCAAGCAGATGCTTATATCAATGAGCTTGCCGCTGAAGTAATTACAGGCCAGAGATCATCCAATGGCTTTACCTCTGAAGCTATGCAAAGAGGCACTGATTTAGAACCTCAAGCAAGAAGCAATTTTGAATTTTTTAACCATTGCGAGGTTTATGAAATTGGTTTCTGTATTAATAATTCTATAGGAGCTGGCTGTAGTCCAGACGGGTTGATTGGTACTGACGCAGGACTAGAGATTAAGTGTCCTATGGGGCATAACCATTTAGCTTATCTCAGAGGCGGTGTACTGCCGACCAAGTATATCCAACAGGTTCAAGGAAGTTTGTTAGTAACTGAAAGAGATGTTTGGCATTTCTACAGCTATCACCCTGATTTTGGTGAGCAGCTAATGGTTACTGTAAACAGAGATGAAAAGTTTATTGGATTACTCAAAGATCATTTAGAAAGAGCAACAGACAATATTGGCGAATATATCGCTAAATTTAAAAAAGGAGAAAGATATGTCATTAAATAAGGTAATGCTAATAGGTAATGTGGGCGTTGACCCAGAGTATAGAACTACAGCAACAGGGACTGCCGTTGTCAGCTTAACTTTGGCTACCAATGAGAAGTGGACAGACAAGCAGGGTGCGAAGCAAGAGAAAACCGAATGGCATCGTGTAGCAATGTTTAACAAACTTGCTGAACTGGCAAATCAGTACGTTAAGAAAGGCTCTAAAATTTATATCGAAGGTAAGATAACCACTAACTCTTATGAAAAGAATGGTGAGAAGCGTTACAGCACAGAGATAATCGCTAACTCTATGCAGTTCCTAGACTCTAAGCCTAAAGATGGGGTTACTCAAAGATCAGAGCCGCAGCAAGCGCAATCAAATAGCCAGTTTGGTGATGATTTCAACGATGATATTCCTTTCTAATAAAAAAAACCCGACTAGGAAAGGGGGTAAACCTAGTCGGGTTAGTCTTTACTCAAAGAGAAATCAATATAAAACGAAACATACCACAAGGAAATTAAGATGAAAACAGCAAATATCGGCGCAAGCCTGAAAGAAGCACAGCATTTAACCAGAATATCTACATCAACTCTAGCTGAAAGGCTTGGTGAATCTAGACAAGCAGTGTACTACACCCGCAGAAATCTATCTGCTTCAATCCATAAGGTTCAGCAATTAGCTGAAATATTTGGAATGTCAGTAGATCACTTCATAAGTCTGGGTCACGAAGGTATGGAGGTCAAAGTAACCACATCTTCAAGTGAAATTGATGCCTGATTCTCTATCTCAAAAGAAAGATGCTGAACGTGAAATAATCGCACAACAGATTCGAATATATTTAAGCAGAGGCGGTAAAATTCAAATACTTAAATCTCAAGAATTCTCTAACACTAAACAATTTGATTGGAGTGGGAAAGAATTGAAAAAGCGAGAACGAGAAAAATATGAACTCAGTAAAAAGGTTTGATATAAATTCCAAAGAAAGCCTTGACGAATTTGTTCAAGTAATAATTGACGAATGGAAAATCAATCAATCTGTAACAGTTGAGTGGAGTATAGGTAAGAAGCGCACCAGTGCTCAGAACAATGCTTTACAGGTCTACTGTAGACTATTGGCTGAAGCATTCTGTGATCGAGGGCTAGATATGAAAAAGGTTCTCAAGGAAGAATATGACATACCTTGGACTGGAGACTCGGTTCGGGAACATTTGTGGAAGCCATTGCAGAAAGCAATGATTCAAAAGGAATCAACCACGGATGCCAATACTAATGAGTATTCCAAGGTCTATGATGTTTTGAATAGGCACTTTGCTAATAAGTATGGCTTCAGCGTACCTTTCCCATCCAGAGAGAATTATGAATATAAAAATTGAATTTGATGAAGAAGATGCGGAAGAAATGTTGGAATTAGTTCGTGAGCTAACATCTTGCTTTGAAGAAATGAGGGCAGAAATAAAAGAACTGAAAAGGCTTTGCGATGAACAGAAAAAAGTGTCTTGAAGCAATACAGTTATTATCTAGGCTATCTGCGGCTGATGATGAGGGTTATGTCCAGTGTGTATCTTGTGGAATCATTAAGCATTACAAAGACGGAATGCAAGGTGGTCATTTTATAGCTAAAGGTATAAGTTCGTATTGGGCGTTAGAAATCGAGAATGTTCACCCGCAGTGCTATGGCTGCAACGTCTTCGGCATGAAACACGGAGCAGCGGCACAAGAATATACCTTATGGATGCAAGATATGTACGGAAATGAATTCGTGCAAGATATGTTAGACAGTCGTAAAAATTCTATAAAATTCTACAAAAAAGATTATGAGGATATGTATAAAGAATTTAAAGTATTAATCAAACACCATTACGAAAGGATAGGAGGTTAAATGGGTGGATTCGCACAAGCTACTACTAACTCTCATGGCAATCAGTTAATTATGGGCATAGATTTATCCGATCTTAGGACTGAATCTACGGCAACAAAGAAGGATGTTTGGAGCTGGTGGTCGGAAGAATGTTCACCGCACACAATTGTAAAGGGAAAGAAGGTTTACAATTATAGGCCAGTGCTTGGTGATATTATGTCTGGTCCATTCTACAGACTGGCTATTCTTGCACAAGAAGACGGGCATGGATTGCGTCAGCCTGTTATTTTAAGAAAAGGTTCTACTGTCAAACGCATGGCAATTGGCAAAAAAGAGTATCTTCTACAAGGATATAGAATTTATCAGCGAGATTTAGACTTTGATGTCGCTGATAAATATCCATACAAATATTTTCACGGTTATTAAATTAAAACTTAGCGGCCAGTTTTATAGCCTGCTTCTCTGTTTTACAAGGGCTGACCATTACCGTTGTGCCATTCTGGGTAATTGTTAGCTGTTGAGCCTCTGGGTCATAACTAGCCTCTCTTTTGCTGCTAGAACATTTCACACCAACATTCTTTTTAATTGATGTAGAGGAATACTTCTTTTTAGGCTTTTTTGAAACACTAACTTTTTCTTCTTCAGCCCTTTCTTCAATACCTTCTGGAATCTCTTTTATAATCTCTTCTGCCATCTCATCTGTATAGTTTATGCCTGACATGATTTTATTCCTTTTTAATTTATTGATATTCGCCAGTCTCTATCATAGCAGCCAGCTCAACAGAGCGACCCTTTACAGTTCGGCTCCAATTAGAATCTAGGAATTCCTTTGAAGCCGTTTCATAATCTGCTGTAGACATTGCCTTTAAAGCCAAGACGAATTTACGAAGTTTTGTTTGGCCTAAATTAAAGCTAATATCTATCATCGCGTCTTTACGAACGTCATCCAGATCGCTGAACCAAGCGTATTCTGTACTCAGTTCCTTGATTATTCGCGCTATATCGCCTTCCAAAAGAAAATTTACTTCTTCCTCAGAGAGTCCCAGCCCACCGTTAACATCAACATTCCTGCCAATACCTATAGTCCAATGACCAGCAGGACATTTATATATCAAGTGACGGCCATTAGTAACCACCTCACCCTCATGCCGTTTCAGCATTTCAATTAAGTTCTGCAATTATACTTTCTTTTTGAATATGCTAGTTGCATTAAATAGTGTAACAACAGCTTTTACAATATCGTGAGCAACTGGCTGGAGCTTATCAAAAGACTCGTCAATATCATCTGCTTTATCAAGAGCTGCTTTTAGCATGATGTCAAACGCCACTAGCTTTTCTTTGCCTGCCCCATCATCTGGTATAGTCTCTTCAATTAACTTCACGATCTCCACGACCATAGCCCAAAGCCTTCTTATCCAGCTTAGGTATTGAAATAAACTCATAATATGCACTCCACTTTGATTGCGATGGCTTGATAGCCTCTTATACTCGGAACTTCGTGAATCCAGTGCGGGTTGGCCTCGATTAGCACCATACTTAAATCACATCCCGACTTTCTTAGATGTTGATAATGTGAGCAACCAGTTGATGAGAGCGAGAAAACCAACAGCAACAGCGTCAACTGTTTCCGCATCGACAGGTATTGCATACCCAAATGCCTCCGCAGCATTAATAGCCGACCAAATTATACCAGTCAGCACCGTGGCTGTAATCTGTCTGCTTTTCCATTTTGCAGGGTCTGCTACTGACTTCCCCCTTTTTAACAACGTCATGCTGGCTGTAATTTTCTTAATCATAGTAAACAATCTCAAATTCCAGTATCCCGACTATAATATTTGCTGTCATTGAAACATCCTCACCAAGACCGCAATTCCTGCACAAACAATAATCCAGAACACTCTTTCTGAGAAACGATTATTAGCGTGGCTGACAAGCCCCTGTATTGTGTCATTCATTTTAATCATCTGAGATTCTATTGATGTCTGTCGAGCAAATATAGTCTCGATTCTAACTTCCACTTTTGCAAGCGCAACGATTGCTTGCTGCATTTCGTCAATTTTTACTTCAACCCTTCTCAATCTGGCGTTATCTTCCATTATCTTGTCCTTGGATATACTACTGTCCGTCCGATCTCGCCATATTTCTTGTCATAAGTTATGGATTGTGCGGCTCTAATGGTTTTTGAGAAGCCCCTAGCTCCATGCGAATCCCTTTGGCTTAACGTAGGATGCCTTTCGCAAATTACGCCGCCATCTTCCATGACTTCTTTTTGATGCAAATGTCCCGTATGAAGATACCGATAATCAGATGTACCCATTTCTTTAGCAAATTCTGAATAAAATTTACTTGGCATTTTGTTGATCTTAGACAAATGACCGTGATGAAAACCAAGAAATGTATTTCCCCATGAAAATTTGTAATAAGGGAACGGTGAATCCTCAACAGTTACCCGCTTATTGTTTGAAAACAATCGTTTCATGAGCAGCCTTAACCATACTGAGCCAGCCAAGTCATGATTTCCTTCAGCCATAATCACATGAACATTTTTATGCTTGCCCAGTAGTAGATTAATCGCGTTAACACAGGCACTGGTAGCTACTTCGGTTAGTTTCTCATAGCGTCCATCTGAATCTAAAACATTTTTTGCTGTTGGGGTAACAGATACAAGCCCATCCCAATGAAGAAAATCACCGAGTTGACAGAAAATAGCTTGATCGCTATCAGGGGAACCAGAAATTAAGTCTGCAACACCGTTAGATAGAACTTTTTCTGCTATCTTTAAATCCCAATTGTCACCAGTTTCTTTAGCCCAAGAATATGCGCCTATATGATAATCAGTTAATGTGTACAGAGTGCATAAGTCAGATTTTGTTTTTGCAGGCTTTTTGACTATTTTCCAAGGCTTTAATGCTTTAAGGCTATCCGCTACTGATTCGGCAATGTCTGCCGTTGCCTGTTTAGATGATGTTTTTATCCAAACAGTATTACCTTCATCGTCTTTTGTAAGTGTAGACTTGCCTTTTATTATCTGGCCTGAATCCACAAATCTAGTAGCGTTAAAGTATTCGGTATCACCAGCACTCGCCGCCTTAGTTTTAATAGTCTCAATTACTTTTCTTATGTATCTTTCGTCACAATTTAATTCTTTAGCTGCAAATTTCGCTGAATTGTCATTAGTAATATAGACATGAAGTATTTCTACCTGTCTTGATGTTGTGCAATATTTTTCAAGATCACGATAATGCTCTAAATAGATAGACATAAATAACCTTTGTATTTGGCTGGGACTTCTGCGTACTTGTTAGCGTCAAAGGCTTAGGCGGGTCATCATACGACAACCTTATTCTTATTGCCTATGGCTGTCCCTACAGTTGTCTTAAATTCAGCTGCCTTGATGAGTATTCTAGCCACTAGGTCAGCTTTAGGCTCTAAAGAAGCAGCTACGATAGCGTCCAGCAGGGGAGTTGGGGCTGTGTTGTCTGCGCTGTAAGCATTTGCCTCTGCCTCCTGAATTGGGAACGTGTTTATTTCGGCCTGTGTATAGTTATTTTGTATAACAGAAACTTCAGCTAGGAAGTCACTGAGGATTAAAACTTCAGCTATATTACTGGCTTCTTCTGCCATAGCGGTTAGCTCATCTTCAGTTAGAGAGATTACAGAGTACTGTCTAACGGGCAATCCGTTTTCTACCGCTACTCCAGTAGACACAACCTTTTGCGTTGCTGGGTCATAGTCAGGCTCGTTCTCTACTACATTGAACACGTTATGTTCAGCCCACATATCTGGGGTGAATATATCCAGCGCTGGGATAGTAGACGGGTATACGTCTTTTTTCAGCATAGCGTGGCTATAAGCCTCCGCGACTACTGCTGTGTTATCATCATTCAATCTTGATTTCATTGTTTACAATCCTTTAGGGTATATAGCAAGAGGAATAGCAGTAAGTATCCGTACCTGCTACAGTTACTGGCTGGGCAATGTAAGCAAGAGTGCTAGGGTTAAATGTGTAGACGTCCTTCTGGCCTACGAAAAAGCCTTCACTACCATCGTCATTTATAGACATTGTTCTCGCGTAGTCAGTGAAATTAGGAAAGCTCGCATCACTACTGGATGTAAAAGAAGTTAAACCATTATTGTGTCTTTCTATCGCTCCTGATCTTGTAGAAACATCTTTACGCAGTGCAAATATAACGTCAGCATCTTCAGACCTTGCAATCTTATAGTACTGAGCCGTTGTTGCGTTTGTTGCGCTGTTAGACAGAGTGGTTCCAGAAGCTGCCACCTTTTTCATGTTATACGGAGTAGAAGTTGAAGTGCCGTTAGTAGCGACTTGATAAATATCGCCTGTGTTGTAGCTCCAAATCATCTCGTTAGGTATATATATATCACTTGGAGCGAAAACAGCAGAGCGAACGGTGAGAGGGTCTCTTGTGAATGTTCTAGTTTTTGAGACGTAACCACTAACACCTACATATTCCCCCGCAGCAACCGACCCTATTGCTACTCCGGCATAGATACTGCAACCGTGGGATACAGTTGTGCTAGTTGTCCAGTCCGAAGTGTCTACTTCTATAAGAGAACTATTGTTAGCTGCGTAAATAAAATCGTCAGAGCGTGATATAGCACATCCACCAGTATTTCCGTAGGCTGCATTAAACCACAGCTCTTCCCCTGTTAATGTGTCTATTACCACCGCTCCATCAGCGCCGTTGCATATAAAAAACGATTGATCATACGAGGATTGTATAACTGAGGGCTTACTACCAGTGTTCTCCACGCCA